TCCATCATGTCGCCGAAGGAAAACTTCTTCTTGGGATCCGACAGTGCAAGCACAAAGTCCTGAATTGCAGTTCGTATGTCGGCGAAAAGTTTTCTAATCCTCGCAGGATTGAATAGGTCCGCAAGGCCGTCGGTGAAGTCCTGAATTCCGGGAAATGTCTTCATTAGAAAAGTGCCGAGAGCCCTTCCTTCCTGAATAACTCCCGACAGAGCAGTTGCAATGTTGCTGAGAATCTTGATCATGGCAGGGGACTTCATGATGCCTTCAGTGATCCCCTTTAAGAATGCAGCAAAGAATCCACCTTCGCCGAGGTCCATCGCCTTGATCATTCTTTCCATCGAGTCGGACAGCTTTGACATCGCTTCGGCCTGCGACAGCGTCTTCTTCTCGGCTTTTTCGGACTGTTTCTGTATCTCCTTGAGGCTGACGCCTTGATTCTTTGAAGAAAAGACAGACTTGATTGTCGCGTCGTCGTAGCTAGTCACCTGCGTGATCAGCGACCTATAGTGTCTGTTGAGCTTCTCTCCGTCGACTCCGACCCTCGCCATTTCCTTGCGGAGGATCTCGAGGGTCTCCGCTGGGCTCTCCGCCTCCAGCAGCTGCATGGAGCTGATATTTGTGCCAAAGGCCTCGTTGAGCTTGCTCACTCCCTCGGCTGCAGAGTCGAACGTCGAGAAGGAGTCCATCGCGCCTGTGATTTTTTCAAGGCTGACACCGAGCTTCTCAGCGTAGACGACGGCCTGACCGATCTGCTTGACGGACATGTCGCCGAAGTGCTTCATGTCCATCATCGCCTTGCCCATCTCTCTCGAGATGATCTTTGAATCGAGAGAGAATGCCTTGCCCATTGAAAGGGCCTGCTTCGTCATGTCGTTGAGAATTTTGCCCATCGGTTTTCCCATTGACTGGGCTTGTTGAGCAATGCTTCCCATCATCTCGTCGGACAGGCCGAGGCCCTTCTGATAGCCCATTAGAGCCCCACCTGAATCAACAAATTCTTGACTCAAGTTTCTTATCGCAGGGCCGCCTGCCATGAACAGGGCGTTTAGCTTTTCGACTCTTTCTGCAAGATTTCCAAACACCTGTAGAGCGCTGACTCCGGAAAGCTTGAGGGTGCCGAGGGCCCGAGCGGTTCCAAAGATTGCCTTCGGTGTTTTGTTGGAGAGAGAACCAAAGTTTTCCCTCACCTTCTCGACGGCCTGGGCATATTCCGACATCGTAGCGGCGTGTTTCTTCGCCATGTCGATGAGGCCGTTGTAGATGGAGAACGGAATGGCAATGATCGCAGTGGCCAACTCGAACGCAGTGTTTGCCACAGTTTCAAAGATGCCTATGACGCCCTTGCCCACCGCCATGACGTTCCTAAATCCCTGAGCGAGGCCGGACAGCGCGCCGAGGACAGCACCGGTAGCAATCGGGAATTCCTTCTTGAGGTATTTGCCGACCTTCTGAATTTTTGTTCCGAAGTCGTCGGTCGTCTCGGTAAGGTCTCCCAGGATGTCTCCAAAGTCCTCCGTAGAATCGGCAGCTCGGGCGGCGGCGTCGCCGGCCGCCTTTATGTCGGCAGCAGTCTTTCCGACTGCAGCTGAAGTCCCTGCTGCAGCAGTGCCGGTCGCAGTCAACGCTGCGGTCGTCGTCCCGGCGAGCTTGTTGATCGCGTCGAGCGCCTGCTTTATCGATTCGCTCATCTGCGTCATCTGACCTGCGATGCCAGTCGACTCCATGCTCGACACGGCCTTGGCAATGTCCTGCATCGCTTTAGCTTGATTCTGGAATGAACGTTCGAGGGCTGCCGACACTCCCGCCATCGCGGTCATCGCGTCCTTCAACTGCTTCGCGGCATCGACGTTGGCCGCTCCGGGGCCTGTCGGACTAGGGGGCTTAGCCATTGAGCATCATCCTAACGTCAAAGGGGCCAAGGAACGCCGAGCACGCGTTCAAACTCAGTAGCAGACATATGCTTCACTCCGAGTTTCTGCACGACGGAGTCCACGGTCGCGCCGGGCCTGCTCAGCTCGTCCTGAAACTTTTTTGAGGCGGACAGCGCGTTCGCGACTGCCTGTATCTGCTCCTGTGAGCCTTTTAACTTCGTATTTACGGCTCGACCGAGGAGCCACGCTCCCAAAGTGGCAAAAAATAGCTTACCGATGAAGTTGATGCGTAGTTCGTTTAGGGGCTTGCGATCGTTGTCCACGGAGACCTCACAAAAATTGTCTTGAATTGACGAGATAAGTAATAACAAGACAAAAAAGAAATACTTCTAAGTGAAACGTCGAAGCCGCGATGGGGTCTGTGCCCTGGCCTTATTCTGCATCGCTCTGACGTCGGGCGCATTCTGGTGCAGCGCGCGCGACTGGGTGTTCCCTTCGTCCGAGGTCCTCTTCAGCTCATTGCTGATCCTTTCAATGAACCAGCGCTTGTAGGAGACAGGTAGGTGCAGCACCTCCTTCCACAGGAACCCGCCGTAGTACATCAGCAGGAAGGCGGGTTCCAGTATTAGCTGTTCCTTATCTTCCGGCTGAAGGCCAAAGAAAGCTGACCCCAAGGGGCATCGTCACCTCCGCAGAAAAACCACACGCGGAGCACGTGGTCTCCTGCTTCATCAGGACGCCTGGTTCGTTGTCCTTCATGTAATTGCGTAAAGCGAGAGAATCCCTAGCAGGCATCAGCTTGATGAAGTTAGAAATCTTCACCCTGTCCTCCACGCCGTCGATTGAGACGATGGAATGCATGAGGCTTGTCGTCACGTTGGACTCTCCGCCTAGACCGAGCTTCTTCTGCTTCTCTCCGAGGGCGACGATCTCCTCTTCGTCTCGTCCTGTGAGGAACCTGAAGTTGACGACCTTCTTGCTGTAGGGAAGTTGAAACTGAAATAAATTCATTCCTGCTCTAACAGGATCGATGTTGAGACGTTGGATCGGTAGACCTCCGAGGTCGAAGTCGTGGGGAGTCTTAGCACCGCACTCCGTGCATTCAATCTCTGCCTTGTACTCAGGACCGTAGCCGGTAATGCGGATTGCGACCATTAGCGCGTTCCTGTCGCCGCCGAGGAGTTCATTTGGATTGATCGTCTTGTCGATCAAGCAAGATCGGATCAGCTCGGAGATTACGGTTCCCTTCTTGAGGAGAGCGCGAGACGTGAGGATGTCTTCCTCCCTCGCTGTCATCGCACGAATCTCTACTGTCTCAGCGCCGTGCAACGAGGACTCAGGCGAATAGACCTTGCCCGAGGACGGAAGGGGGACTGTCTCGAGAGGAACATCCAAACCAAATTCCGCCTTTACCTTGTCCGCAGCGGTCGTGGTGGGCATCCTCGGGTCGACGCCTTGAGGAAGGTTTGAGGAAAAAACTGCGTTACGTTGCTCGCGCTGATCTGACATTTTTGTTGTTAACTCCTTGCGTGATTTTATTAACTGCGAACAGATTGTAAATACTCGAGGCATTAAAGAAAAAATCCCCGCTGCTACGGCGGGGACAAAAACGCAAACTCGTTTTTTTATTGAATCAGAACTGCAGCACGCAGTTGTCGAAGCGGAGCGTAAGGCTGATTTCGGTAGGATCCGCGCCTTCGTACGAAACTTCGTTGAAGTTCGCTTCTGTGATGAATGCGCCCTTGATGTCCCAGAGCTCCACGACCGTTCCCACGGGATCGAGCATCTTTAGCTGAACATCTCTCTTGTAGAAGTCGGCGTAGCCGCTGCGGCCCGACACAGACTCAAAGTGAGTCCTCACCCACTCCATCACCTGCTGAGCGCCGCTGGGGGCGATCGGATCGTGCAGGGTCACAGACATCGTACCGAAAGAGGTCTTGCCTGCGAGGTAGCGGCGGCTGTTGATGAAGGGAATTTCGACTTCTTCCGTCGAAATCTGCGGACGTGCCGCCGTCTTCACGATGTAGGCGTCGATGCCTTCTATCATCAGCACCCACCGATTCTTGCGCTTCGGCTCGAACTTGTTAGGAATCATTGACGCAACATCAAGTGTCTCGGCCATTGTTTTGTTCTCCTGTTACCTTTTCTAATTATCTCAAACGTCCAAAATTTACTGAATAAATCCAAAAATTCGATCGAGGTTATACCCGCACCATTTCCGAAAAATTGGCTGAGTACAACCTCGACCTACCATCACGTAACCTGCTGTAGGTTGTTGGCCACGACGAAGTCGAGGCTGACGAACTCGATGCTCTTGGTCGGCTGCACGAAGATCTTGCCGCGGACCGTGTTGTTCTCGACGTCGACCTGGGTCGTCGTCGAAGAGTCGATGATGACGCGGAACCTCTCGAGGCCGGCGAGGGCCTGAATCCTCTGCAGGCGCGGGGTGACGGCTGCGGAGAATGCCGCGAGGGTCGCTTCTCTGTTAGGCTCGAAGATGATCGTCTGTGCGATCTCGCGCACCTGGCGACGGATCTCGATGAGGAGGCGACGGACGTTGACGCGGTCGAGGGCGGAGGCTGCCGCCTGAAGCGTCTTCTGTCCCCACACCACGAGGCCGGATGCAGGATTGATTCCCGATTTTGTGCCGGCGAACGCAAGAAGTGGGTTTAGACGTTGGTTATACAGGGCGTCGAGGTCCTCTTCCTTGAGCTTCACTCTGCCTTCAAGAGCAGCCGTCGGAAGAGCGCCGCGTGTGAATCCTGCAGGCGCGAACCACGGGTGACCTACAGCGTCGTTCAGCGCGAGGGCGCCTAGGACGAGCGTCGACGGAGGAACGAATACGTTCTTTCCGTCCGGGGCGGAGTAGAGGACGTCGGGGAAGTATGCCGCCGCAAAGGACGAGTCCATGCTCCTGTTCACAAAACTTTCCAGCGTATTCGATACTGATACGATCTTGTCGTCGGTCCTCACTTCTGCGTACTCGTCGTATCCGTCCTCGGTGTACTGCTCGATGTCCATGAGATATAGTGCGTCGAACCTCTCCTCCGTCGCCACGGTCGCGTAGTCAGTGACGATTGGATTGCGGATGCCGGGGATGGCGAGGAGCTGGATGTCGAGGTTTGTGGTGTTCCTCATGATGTCGACGGCCTTTGTATAGGCCTTGACGTTCGGCCCGTTGTTGAGGAGGCGACCGTTTCCTGACACCATGTCGCTGCTGACCGCATTGTTGTTGAGCTTCGATTCGTCCTCGTCGAAGATATTCACTCCATTGAATCCACCCTGCACGAGGAAGGTGAACTTCGCATAGCGACGGTTCTGTGTTCCGTTGCCTGCGAGGTCGCTCACCTTGAATGCTCTGGTCTTATTAGCGGAGTTGTCGCTGATCGAACCGTTTCTGACGTACACAGCATTCACCCACTTGGTGGGGTCGGCGAGGCCAGATGAACCTGTCGTCACCTGGATGTTCTCGAGGCTGAATATGTTGTTGCAGAACCTATCAGAATCGAGGATGCCGTTCGCTGCGGTGTCAGCTACACCCTCGTTGTCGCCAGCGACGAAGGTCATAAGGTTGTTCGTCGCAAAGTCTGGGTAGTACTTGGCGAATGCGACCATCGACCTGTTTGCGGGCGTCGGAATGCCATTCGGATTCAGAGGATTGTCCACTCTTTCGAAGTGGGCTCCCCAGAAGTAGTCTGTGCTTGCGATCTCAAATTGAGATCCGATCAGGCCTGAAGTAATCTTCTTGCGGAGCGGAAGCGGAGGTGTCACTGACCGCCGGAGGACGCTTAGATCACCATTTACGCCGCCGCCTGAATAGTCTCCTGCGTCTTGCACGAGCGGGAAGATCGCGCTGCCTGATGTGACCAAGTGCGCGACGCCTCTGACGCCCACGGGAAGTGCGGACTCATCCACAAATCCATTCACGACGTCGGGGTGAAGCTCCACCCTCACGTAGTTCGACTGAAGCGGATATTCGCCCTCAAGCACAATCTTCTGTTCGTCTTCGTCTCTGTCGAAGTCGTAGTAGATGTTTGCGTCACCGATCCTCTTCGCGATGTAGTTGGGCGAAGTGGGATTTAGGTCCACAATGAACTTCTCAAAGGCGCGGATGCTTGTGTCTGTGTCGCCCCACTGCCTGATGTGGACCGTGAAGCTGCCGTACTTGCTGTTTGGATCCGATGACGGCGTGATGTCAGTGATCGATATCTTATAGAGCGATGATATGTCAGCGCCCGCGTCCAGTGCGTGGAACTTGAAGAGGTTCTGCGGCTTGCCGCCGAACTTCTGAGAGATGACCCACGGTGACTTTGCATACCTAAATCTATCCTCGAAGGATTCAAAGTTAGGAACCGTCGATGTCGATGTATTTCTCGCCTGCGACGAAGTGAGGATAAATGCCGATGCTTCCACACCGATCTTTCCACCGTAAGCTGCGCCTCCTGCATCGGCTCCGTGTGTTCCCGAGAGGATGCTTGTTCCTGTGAGGGCAGCGACTGCAGGATGGATGTCCCAGTGTGTGTACAGGTAGTGACCCTTCTCTTTGATCTTATATGGGTCGGTATTGAAGATGTTTGCGAAGTAGGCGTCCTTCGTCACATTGAACGAAGCAGTTATCACATTAGGGCTGTTTGAATCGAGACCCTTGTGACCGTTTAGAAGCATCACGAATTCCTGCTTCGTGTTGTTGAGGTCGACGGTGCCGAAAGTCGACCCGAATGTCGCAGCAGTCGTCGAGCCTACGGTTGTGGAAAGAGGAGCATCGCTTGAAGCTCCTGCGAGAGAAGACGATAGACTTATTAAGACGCCTGAAGGCGCCATCAAGACGCCTCTCAGCACAGGAATCGACTTGGACGAGCCTTGAATTCCTGCGTCGCTAAAGTAAGTTGAGCCTAAAGACTCCGACATATAGCAGCCGAGAAAGTAGGTCCTGCCTAGCTCACCGTTTGCATTTGCGAACGTGTTTAAGTCGAGAGCGCCTAAGGTCCCGCTGGGCAATTGCTCACCGACGACGAATCCTGAGTTGATCACGCGGCCGGGATACGTCCCGGCATTGTCCTCTCGTTGCTTGCCGTCGCCAACACCGAGGACGCGGAGATAAGTTACTGCCCTCGCATTCCTCAGCCACTCATAAACAGCTATTGGACCGAAATGTCTGCTGTCCACGGTGCCAAACTTGGCCTGAAAATCGGACAGCAAACCCACCGTGACGGGAACGAAAGCCGGTCCCTTGTTTGATGTTCCAATTACACCTGCTGGAACTCCCACTGGTTGAACCGCAACGGGACCTGTGAGATCAATTTCGTTGGCTGTTACGCCTGCTGCTCCTAATTTTAGCTGTGCCATTTTAGCTCCTACCTAGATGCTAACTATCCAATTCCTCATTAATTCATCAAACAAACTGCACGCCGGCATTCGTCACGATGAAGTCGATTGCGATGTATTCGATCGCCCTTGTCGGTACGACGACTATGCGACCGTTCAACTTGTTGAGGTCGATGTCTGCCTGCGTGTTGTTGGTCTCGTTCATCACGACCTGGAAGGCTTCCACACCCGCCTGCGTCTGGATCAGACCGAGCTGGAATACTGACTCCGAAACGAACCTATTGCGGACTGCGGGCGTGTTCTGCTCGAACACGATCCTGTTCGCAATTCCGATGATTATCCTCTTGATCTCGAGGAGGAGACGACGCACGTTGACACGGTCGAGAGCCGACTTCTTGACCTGAAGGGTCTTCTGTCCGTAGATCACGTAGCCAAGACGGGGGAACGTCGCGATTGGGTTGATGCGTGAATCGTAGAGACGGTCTCTGTCGCCGACGTTGAGACGCACACCGACGTTCGTCACGAAGTCGAGAGATGCTCTGTTGAAGCCGGCAGGAGCGAACCACGGATACGAGACGCGGTCGTTGAATCCAAGCGCGCCGAGAGCTGCTACAGTCGCTGGGACCTTCACCCTGCGTCCGTTCGCCGAGTCGTCGATGAACACGTCTGGGAAGTATGTCGCAACATAGTTGTTGTCTATGCCGCGTGTGTCGAACGTGGACGTCGTCTTCTTGATGTTCGGCTTTGTCGTGGAATCGTCGTACAACCTGTTGCCGTCGTCATCGTACGCAGGAATGTCCATTAGGTGGATCGAAAGACCGTAATCCTTCACCTTCTTGGACGTGAGTTCCATGACATACGGTTCTCTAATTCCCGGGATTGTGAGGATATTGAGTCCAATTCCGACGGGATCTGTCATTATGTCGGCTGCGGTGAGGTACGATGCGACGCCGTTGTTTTCCTTGCCTACGCCTGAAGGCACCGCGGTTCCGAATCCAGGCGGCACAAAGTTCGAGGAGGCGCCGCCGAGAGCAAGGGCATCGGCTTCAAAGGACGTCGATTTGTCGTTCAACCTGCGTGCGTCTCTGTCGAGGTAGTTGGTGCCGTCGAAGCCGCCGTACATGAAAGTAGTGAACTTGGCATACGTCGAGAATCTATTGAAATTCGCAGCTCCTGCAGAAGAAGTTGCAGCAGAGAGAAGAGAAGCGAGGGTTATTCTATTGCTGTATCCGTCGTTTATTCTGTAGTCTGTAGGATCTGGCTTGCCGTTCCTCAGATATGCCGTCTCCCTCATGTGCTGGCCTGTAGAACCTGTCACGTCAGACACGGATGAATTTCCGAATGCGACCTTGGCGAGAGTAAACTTGTTGTTATTGAAAGAATCCGCGCCCGAACCAGTCAACAAGGCATCGAGCTTTTCGATGCCCATAAACTTTGTCAGCGTCTCGACGAGAGGATTTTTCTCAGTTATGACGTTGTTGTTTAGCACGTCGTTCGCATCGGTGAGTGCGTTTCTCTCAAACTTTACGCCCCAGTACAGCGAAGGAAGAGAGACTTCTTTAGGCCCGGGTGTGCCAGGTATCAATGATTGAGCCACCTCGCCGCGTGTGACCTTGTAGCGGTATGGTAGAGGAGGAATGACCGAAGCGGTGAGCGCGGTCGTAGTAAAGCTGCTTAGACGTCCGTCGCCCGGTACCAACGCAGCGGTTGCGTTGAGATTGTCGTTTGTCTTGAGAAGCTTTGGGCCCTGGAAACCGAAAGGAAGCACATTTGTAGGAAGCTTCTTGTTCTTGACAAGGTCAGCCACAATCACTCGCACATACTTCGACTGATTGGGATAAGTGCCGGTCGCGACGAGTCTGCGTTCCATGGGATCGACTGCGTCGAAATTGTAATACAGCTTTCTGTCGCCGATCAACTTACCGATGTAGTTGCCAGAGTCAGGATTCAAGTTACAGTTTGTAAACTCTTCGATGATGTTTGGGTTGATGTCTGTGTCGTTCCAGCGCCTTATCTGTACGTTGAAAGTTCCAAAGGTGTCAGCGACATCAGGAGAAGCCTTGACGTTGGAAATGGAGATCTTGTAGAGGCTGTTCGCGTACTCACCGTCGTCGATTGCTTCAAACTTAAAGAGATCAAATTCCGTCTTGCCGTAGGGCTGTGATATAAACCACGGCGTTTGAGGTGCGGTGAATCTCGTATTGTACGAACCAAACATCGACCTGAAGGGAAGGGCAGGATCTCCGGAAATGGCGCTCGTGTTTGAGGAGCCTGACAGGACTGCGACAGGATTTCCGTTTGCGACCTTGGCGACCTGCTCGTCCACAGCAAAATCTCCTGCGAGGTAGTGCTGCATGTCATAGAACTTGTCGGGGTCAGAGTTCATCAACTTTCCAAAATAATTTTCGGAAGAAGGATCGAACGAGGCAGTATAGATCAAAAGTCCTGGCAAACCATCGTCGGAAGCGAATGCCGAGCCTAACGACGAGGAGATGATCAGCTTGAAGACCGGCTTTCCGTTGACGTCGAACGCCTGTGCTTCATCGTCTTGGCCGTTGGCAAAGTTTGCAGGAACGTCCTGGTTTCCGTCGAGAATCATCACTCTCGATCCTGTCGGCACCATCACAAGACCGCGGATCAGGTTTACTGTCGACGCACCTGGGAATGTATCGTTGTCGGAGAACATCGGCATTCCGTACTGCTCGTTCGACTGTATGTCGTGCTCCGCAGAGATGAACTGCACGACCTGTGTGTGTCGTCCCGGTGAATACTCCACAAGGTCCACACCGGCAAGGCTGAAGCCTGCATTGAGAACAGTCCCCTTTGCGAGAGTGTCGGAAATATGCGCGAGAGATGAATTGGCTCCGGCTCCGAGCACCCTGAGGTAGGTGAGAGCGCTACGATTCTTCAAGAATTCATTTACAGCATAGGGGCCAAAGTACTTCGTGTCAAGATTTCCAAACTTTTCTATGAAGTCGTTGAAATTTGCGACGGTCACAGGAACAAAGGCTGGACCCTTCACCGCAGGACCGATCACACCTGCAGGGACGCCTACGGGGCCTCCCTGTGAGGGGCCGGATAGGTCAATTTCACGTTCATAAAAATTAGGAGATCTAAAAATCTGCTCGGTCATCACTGTTCTCCTTCACGAGGAATTTAGTACTTTGATAAGTATCACGCAAAAGTGAATATATCTTTAAAGGCCCGACAAATCTGAGGCCGAATAGACTGTTTCACCTGTGGCTTCATTCGTCTTCACGATCCTCACATACTTGAACTTACCGTTGCCCAAGGACAACTTCTTGTAGACGCCTGGTTTGTGTCCACGTGGGTAGCTCTTCAAAGCAGGGTCGTTCATGTCGATGACGTCGTTTGAGTTGTTGGGAACTATCTTCTTGACATTCCAGCCTGGGTATCGCTGATCGTCTCTCGAATTCTTTTCGGTCTCGAGGGGAAGAGTAGGATCGTCGCTGCCGAGTATCATGTTGTTGTTGACCTCGTCAGGAAGCGTTTTTTCGTCCTCTACGGTCGTAGGCGCCTGAATGTCGAGGCTTGTTATAGGATTTATTTCGAAATTTATTATGGGTGACGAAATGTATTTTTTTACAGGAATTGGTGCGCCTGGTGCGGCGGACGCCCAAAAGTACGCCGGGACCTTCACGGTAAACTTCTGTTTTATGAACCGCTCCGCAGTCGACATGTCTTCAAAGTTGGTCTCCATCGAGAAGTCCGACTCGAGGCTGGCGACGAACCAGTATCCCTTGGGAGTCGTAAGCTTCCATGCCTTGCCTTGTGGGAGGAGAGAAGAGACTATCTTCTCCATGATCTGATTTGAATGCTGCATGTACTGGGTCCAGACCGACACCTCGTAGGTGATGCTGTAGAACTGCGGCGAGGGGACTACGATCGTCTCGTAGATGTTGTTCTTTCTGCTTGCCTTCAAGAGGGCGCCTGAGATCGCAAATTCCGAAGTGATTTCGCTGCCGACGTCTCTTTCCGTAGTCAACTGATTCAGCACGTGGGGATCGCTGGGTGACACAGCAGCATTCTTTTGATTTTCAATGAGCGTTTTATTTACCAAATTTTGGTAGTTTCTATCCGCGTCACTGAGACGTCTCTTGATGATAATTTCGCCGGTCTGCTGATTTATACCGCGACCGACCGTGTCGCCCGAAGGATCCTGAGTCACAGACACACGAGTGATGGTGATGAGTGGTATGATGAGCGTGTTTACTTTGTCTCTGAGCGGCTTTCCTTTTTTCAGCAAGGCCCATTTTTCACCTGCTGCAAATACTACAGGCACCTTCTTAAGGTCAGCGGAGTCCTGACCGGCCACAGACGCCACAATTTCCTTGTCGAAGAGGTTGAAGAGCGAAATATCCACGTCCTCAATTCCGCAGGATGGGATCGAGAAGTCGCTTCTTATTCCGTCGTAGCCCGACCTGACGCCGCGGACGCCGTAGTTGATCTCATCTTTTGCATTGAACCTAGTGGTCATATTCAGCCTCACTCATCGTAGAATGCAGAACCAGCACCGGTTTCATCGCCGTCCTTTGAGACTTCTCGTTGACCGCTGAGAGGCGGATCGAGGACGCCTCTCTTGACGAGGTCTCTGACGTCGCCGTTCGGATTCTCTGGATCTGCGTCGATGCCCCGCTGCTGTACGAACTTCTCCTGCACTGCGTCGGGGTCGGTGTAAGAAATGTCTGTCGGTCCGATGGGTTTTGCATTGAATGCGCCTTGACGCGCTTTTGTTCCGGCAATTTTTACTCCGTCCTTGTGCTCAGGCATGCCGTAGATGTTACGCATGAAGGATCTCTCTGTTATTTCATAGAAAATTTCACCGTAGGAGAAGTAGTCACCGATGTTGACGGAAATGCCTTTCTCCACAAGGTCTCTGTACTGAATGTAGGCTTCGACTTTATACTGAGCATCGATGCCAAACTTATCGATTTTTGTCTCGACCTGAAACTCATTGTTCACAAGTGCATCGAGCTCGATGGGACTGTCAAAAATCTTTTTTAGAGACTCGTTGTAGATTTCGTGAGATTTTGTCTTTATCTCGGAGATAGGATAATAGTAGATCTTTTGACCAATTACATCCTTCATTATCTCCTTCGTGATGTCAGAGATGAAGTTGATCTCTCTCGGTGTTATGAATAGGCGAGCCATGTTTCACCTCACCCTATTGTGATGCTCTTGCCAAGCGGCATCGGTATGTACTTGAGTTGCTTGTTTAGATTTTCAGCCGCCAAAGCATCGTTTTCCAGGAGCTTGGCACGCGTCATATTTTCCAAAAACTCCTTCATCTGCGTCTGCAGCTTTTCCTTGTCGTCGCGACCTTGTGTGACCAAATCACCGCCATTGAGCTGAAGTTCCGCATTCGGAATGGGTATGCTGGAAAACTTAGATCTGATCAAACCAAGCAGTTCCTTGCACGACGCCAAGGTATACTGGCGTATCCACTGACGCCCCGGTTGGTTTATGGTATTATACGGTAGGTTGCCCAACAACATATTGTTTGGACCCGAGACACCGTTTATGGAGTTATCGGTGTAGGCCGATGGATTGAGGGGATCGTGCGGAGGCATGACTTTCATATACAAACGACCCGTTTGCAGGTCCGTCGTGGGGATCGGATAGATCCTCAGCTTCGAACCAAGTATTTCGTAACTGTAGTTGGAACGTCTGACCCTGAAAGCAGACTCCAACATGCTGCGGCGGAGCACGTCCTCGAAGATCGGCAATACGTAGAACACCGTCGAGTTGACGTATGACTCATAGTTGAAGTTTGTCGCCAGGAAGTTGGTGATGTTGCTCGCGTTGAGTAGGAACGTCTGCGCCGCCAACGGTTCAAAGTGGAACAG